CGGCATTTTTGTGTTAGCATGGACACATGATAAAAATGCCTAAAATAGATTCAGTTATAGAGGTAACAACCCGTTACCAAACCAATACATTTTTTGCCGATAAAGACGGCTATCAATATGTTACAACCAAAGGCAAGGTCATCGTAGCGCCCAAAGGCACTTCAGCTGATTCTTTTGCCGTTCAATCCAATCGCCTATCGGTTATCAACCTAGGCAAAGTGGTGGACATCAAATACCTATCAGGCAATTCGGTTGACATTCAATCTTATATTGTAAAAGGTAAAGGCGGCCAATACCAAGTAATTCGCAACGGCCAAGAGTTTTCCTGTACCTGTATTGGTTTCAAATACCATTCAAAATGCAAACATATCAACGAAATTAAAGAATCCCTTAATAATCAAGAGCTTAGCTAAGCTACTGATTTTATTCGCTTTTTAGCGCTTGACATTTGCCGTTTTTTATGATAGAATGGTTACATAGAATTAAAAAGGACTTATTATGATAGTAGTTAAGAATCCAGTTAAAAGCACAAAATTTGAATTATTAGATATTATCGGTGAATTGAAAAATTTACCTCCAGATGATTTTGATTATTTCATTGGCGCTTTGGTTGCTCATGCACCAAAGACAGCTGATAAAATTCAATTTGCAATTAATACCCAATTTCAGGAGCTAGATAATGTTTAGATTTACTTTTGGTTTTTTTACACTTTTTGGTGTGGTTGGTGGCATAGAAAATACTGTGGATATTACGCAGGTGCAGGCTATGACATTTTTATTTGCAACCATTCTAGGGTTAACCAGTATGTATTTTGGTGCCCTTAAATTAAAAAATAGCTAATGATAATCTATACCAATCAATCTTCCAAAAAGAAAAAGAAGAAACCTAACGCCAAGCAACGAGCCTCACAGGCATCTTGGCAAGCTCTCCTTGATAGATGGGACATCAAACCGGTTGACTTGAAGAAGTCCAAAACCGTTCTGGTTAAAGACACTCCATATCGCAGGGAAACGCCCCATTACCCGTCCCTTAATTCTGGACTAGGTAATACCTGTAAACCTAAAGACAAGGTTTATACTGGTACGGCTATGCTCGGGATAGGTACTCTCCACAAGTCCAATGCTGTTCCGGTCTTCAGTAAGGAAGACGCTGAGGAACAAGCAAAGATGAGAAGATAAAATGCCTTTAATAATCAAGAGCTTAGCAAAACCCTTAAAAATCAAGAGCTTAGCTGCTAAAATAATGCTTGACATTTCGGCAAACCTGTGATATAATGGTTACATAGAATTGAAAAGGACACAAAATATTATGAAATTATTATCAACAGGCAACCCTAAAATTTTGAAGGGTCTTAAACAAGGTTACAATACCTATATTTTACACTTAGCACCAGCTGATTTATCAGGTTACCAAACCTGCCCAAAAGCTACTGCTGGTTGTAAATCTGCTTGCTTGAATACCGCTGGTCGTGGTGGCATGTTCAAAAAAGGCGAAAATACCAATATGATTCAGCAAGCCCGTATCCGTAAAACAAAAATGTTTTTTGAAAATCGTACCGAATTTATGAATCAATTGGTAGCTGACATTGAATTGGCTATCAAGCAATCTGCTAAAAAAGATTTAATACCAGTATTCCGTTTGAATGGTACCTCTGATTTAAGTTTTGAAAAGTATGAGGTTGTCCGTAACGGTAAATTATATCGTAACATTTTTGCAGCCTTTCCTGAAACCCAATTTTATGATTATACCAAGGTTTTAGGTCGCAAGGTTACTGAAATTAAAAATTATCAATTAACCTTTTCAGCTGCTGATGGAAACGATGCTGATGTAGCTAATGCTATTAAACAAGGTTACAATATCGCTACAGTTTTTGGTATTAAAAAGACATTACCAATGCCTGCCGAATATCTTGGCAGACCAGTTTTTAATGGCGATGAATCAGATTTAAGATTCTTGGATCCAAAAGGTGTTATCGTTGGTCTTTATGCCAAAGGTAAAGCTAAAAAAGATACAAGTGGTTTTGTAAAATATCCAGTTTTCATGTTGAAAGCTGCTTAATTAAAGGGGAAATATATTATGGGAACACGAAGTTTAACCTATGTTTATGGTGGCGACCGAGAGACCAAACCGCTGATATGTTTATATCGTCAATATGATGGTTATCCCGCCGGTCATGGACAAGAACTCATTGACTTTTTGAAACCAATTAAATTGGTCAATGGTCTAGGGTCAGATAATAAACAAAAAGTGGCGAATGGTATGGGTTGCCTTGCAGCTCAATTAATTGCTAACTTTAAGGATGGGCCGGGTCAATTTTATTTACATGAACCAGTATTAGACCAAGATTCTGGTCAGGAGTATGAATACCATATTTTTGACCACGAAATTGATGTCAAAGATTATTATGGCAAAACCATATTTTCGGGTGACTATGAAGAATTTCAATCTTTTTGTAAAGAAGATGAATAGCGGCAAACTTGGCAATCCGCTCTTGACAAAATTGCCAAAATGTGTTAGGATGTTAATTCAATAATAAAAATTGGAGTTTATATTATGAGTAAAGCAACAAAAGCAACAAAAACAAAGTTGAAGCCTTTTCAAAAGCTTCTAACAATTATGATTTCTGGTAAGCCAGTAACAGTTGAAGAAATTGATACCTTGCTTGGTAAAGAAATCTATATGTACCGTATTTCAACCTATATGTGGCACATTAAGACTATGGCTAATGGTGTAGTTAAAGCTATTAAGACAGGTCGCAAAGTGACTGCTTATCAATTAGTGAATGTAGACCAAGTTAAGGATTACATGACACGAGTTGGTGTAACAGGTTCAGGCTATACGCCCGGCGCTACAGTTAAGAAACCATCTATCTCTAAATTGGCTGACTTAAATTCAAAGCCAGTAGCTGATGTTGTGGTTGAAACGCCAGTAGCACAAGCTGCTTAACCTTCATAGGGAATTCAGCCCAATCCGAGTTATCGGTAGCAGGCTAATTTTGAATGACCGTAATGGCGCCCTATCCCTATTCTTATGATTAGATATATCATACCCTTAGCATTAGCTAGTAGCCTAGTGCAGGCAAGAACAGAGGTCGGTATCGGTGAATACCGCTACGGTCCCGATACACCTCAAAACCTTGCTTGTTTAATGGCTGAAGATTTAGCAAAAGAAAATGCTATCACAAGGTTTGTTGGTGAAGAAGTTGAATCTTCCACTTTTGAAAGATGTAATGAGCGAGATTGTGAGTTACAAAAAGACACCATCAATGATATAAAAGGCTACATTAAACATATTCACACCAAACAGGAAAGAAAAGTTGAATTAAAAGGTTATACATCGTGCATAGTAACAATTAGAGCTGATGTTGAGAAGTTGAAGAATGAAATTAAACTTAACCTTAATAATGATTCTTTTCAATTCAAAACTGGTGAAGAAATAGTTTTTCGTGGTGTGGTAAACAAAACAGGCAATTTGGTCATATACAATTTATATGATGATGTTTATAATAAAGTATATGAAGAAAAGATTACCTCAATTAATAAAGAATTTGTGTTACCATCCTCAAAGAATAAAATAGTAGCAAGGTTACCCGAAGATAAACTATCTTCAAAAGAGGTATTGATGTTTTTATTTACTGAAAATGATTTTGAATTCAAAAGTAAGCTTACAGAGCTTGAGATGAAATCATTTTTGAGAAATATTCCATCAGAACAAAGACAAATAGTTAATCGTTATGTTTATATTATGAGGAATGTATGATGAAAAATAAATTATTAATAGCACCGTTAGTGTTAGCATTAACTGGTTGCTCAAGTATTAAATATACCACAGGTTTTGAGATGACGGCACCTAATTCTACCGCCAAGGCTGAAGTTGGTGCAGAGATTGCTTATCCAGATTGGTATAAAGAATCTAAACAAGAAGATGGTGTTTTATATGCCGTTGCTAGTGAATATTCTAAAGATATGCAGTTTGCCGTTGATAAGGCTATGTTATCTGCTAAACGAGAATTAGCGGCTAACTTCTCATCTCATGTTAGCGCTCTATTAAAAGATTATGCGACCGAGGTTGGTGAAATGGATTCTGGACTTGTCCGTGACATTGATAGAACAACCAAGTTAGTGGTGAATAAAGTAAACCTTGTTGGTGTGCAACGAACAAACTTTTTAATTGTTCATGCTAAAGATGGTTATCGTGCATTTGTAAAATTGAGATATGCAACCGATGACAGTAATAAATTACTTGTGCAAGAAATTAAAAAGAACAGGCAGTTAAATGCTAAATTACAAGCTTCTAAATCATATAAAGAATTAGAAGTAGAAGTAACCAAATTAGACCAAGTAGAACCAATTCAAGCGAAAGTAATTACGCCTGAAGAAGTTAAAGTTAATTAATGAATATATTTTATTTACATAACGACCCTAAACAATGTGCTCAAGAACACCTTGACAAGCATGTTGTGAAGATGATTATTGAGTATGCTCAATTGATGTCAACCGCTCATCGTGTGCTTGATGGTCAAAGTTATATGGATAAAACGGTTAACAACCGAAATATTAAACGATGGCGCCTTGAAGACGCTAATCGTGAAACAAGATTGATGAAGGCGTCACACATAAACCATCCTAGTGGTATATGGTGTCGTGCTAATCAAAAGAACTACATGTGGCTGTTTGAAATGTGGCTGTATCTCCTAGAAGAATACACCTTTCGCTATGGCAAACAGCACGCATGTAGCCGATTAAAGGATGTATTGAATTCATCACCAAATAATATACCAAGTGGTGAATTCTACCCTCCTACACCGGCTATGCCTGATGAATGTAAAATTGCCAATGATTCGTTAGCATCTTACCATAAATACTATGTTGAAAGAAAGAACCATTTTGCAAAATGGACTAAACGAGATATACCTACATGGTATAAAAATGGATTAAATAATGCCAACCTATCTTTTTCGTGATACGAATACCGGCGAAATACATGAAAGACTTATGAGTATGGCGGCTCGTGAGGATTATCTTAAAGAAAATCCACACATGGTCACCATTATTCAAGCGCCAATGTTAGTATCGGGAGTTTCTACTTCTAATGCTAAACAGAATAAAGTGCCCAATGGATTCAAAGAAGTTTTATCTAAAGTAGCAGAGGCTCATCCTACGAGCACCGTTGCTGAAAGATATGGTAAAAAATCCATTAAAGATGTAAAGACAAGAGAAATCGTTAAGAAACATGTTGACAAAATAACAAAAGGAAACTAATGAAAAAATCCCTATTATTGATTGCTTTATTATCAGTATTGAATGCTCAAGCTGAAGATAAAAACAATGCAACACATATTCAATTGGTAAATCGTAATACCGTTGGTGATGATGCAAATGACCCCAATCGTGTAGGTATTAATATCACACAGGTTCATAAACTAGCAAACAATTTTAATATGGATATGAATGGACAATATCGTGAACAAAATGGTTACGATAAGAATACTTCAACAAGGTTTGAACTTGGTGCTACTCCTCATAATGATTTCTTTTATATAAGAACATCATTAGGTGTTAAATCACAAAATGATACTCATCTCTATTATTCTTTAGAGCCAGGATTAATATGGACATTATCTGACAAGGCGATAGTCAAAACTGGATATCGTTATCGTGATGCTTTTAGTAACGATAAAAATGATATGACACACACCGCTCGTATCGGCGCAGAATATGCTTTAACAGATACCCAAAGCATTACAGCTGGCTATGACCTTTCATTCGGTGATAGCGAATGGAACGGACTTTCAGCCGGTTACGCTGTTAGATTTTAATTCTAAAATAGAAAGTTACATTATGTTTAATTATGTGAAGCTACCTGAGCTGCAGGCCGAGCTCAAATCAGAAACGACCAATAAGGGCAGAACCTATGTTACACCAAGTGGAAATGTTTATCCATCCGTAACAACGATTCTATCACCTTATTCAAAAGATGCCATTTTGGAATGGCGCTCAAGAGTTGGTGAAGACGAAGCGAACCGTATTTCAAGGTTAGCTGCCAGTCGTGGTACCAAATTACATTTAGCGTGTGAACAGTATTTGCTTAATGAATTATCACCAATACAAATACAAAGTTTAATGCCTGACACTAAAGATTTATTCCTTAAAGTTAAACCACATTTAGATAAAGAGATAGGCACAATTTATGCAATTGAGCGGCCGATGTGGTCAGATAAATTAAGACTTGCTGGTAAACCAGATTGTATCGCCGAATGGAATGGTGAATTATCTGTGGTTGACTTTAAGACTTCAACAAAAGAAAAGCAAGAAGATTATATTCTGAATTACTTTATGCAAGCTACGGCTTACTGTGAGATGTTTGAAGAATTAACCGGTAAACAAATTAACCAAATCGTATTGGTGTTTGGTTTAGTTGAAGGTGGTTCTCAAATTGTAGTAAAACAAAAACATGATTACCTAAAACCATTGAATGAATATATTGATTATTATTGGTCAGGTATTAATGAAGAATTTGCTTGACAATAATTAATCATTGTGATAGGATCATATTATGCCTTTAGTATTAGAAGAAGTTAAAGAGATTGCCGAATCAGTTGTAGAACAAACTGAAAAAGTAAATACTCTTATCAATTATGACACCATATCAGATGTGGCTTTTTTGATGTGTATTGGTGCAGTATTATTCTTTTTTTCTAAATTTATTGGCGTATTATTTAAGTGGATAGGTCTTATTATAATAGCCCTATGTGCATACACAATTTTTATGTCATAAGGAACTATTATGGGTGATGGTGGTAAAGGCTCTAAACCAAGGCCATATAGTGTGAGCCAGGAAGAGTTTGATAATAATTGGGATAATATCTTCAAAAAAGACAAGTCCAAAGACAAAAATATACTAAATAAACCTAGTAACCAAACACACACAAAGGTTACTAACACAAACACAGACACACAGGAGAAGTAAATGTCAAATATGACACCTTTTGAAATTCGTCTTGAGCTATTAAAAATGGCGAAAGAAATGCTTGAAGAAGATTACCGAAGCAAGCGAGAACAAATCAGTAATGATTGGTCAGTCAAAGTTGAAGTAGCAAAACTTAATGGCGGATCAATACCAGACCATCCAGGTTTCCCAACATACCCATCAGAAAAAGATATTATAACCAAAGCACAAGAACTCAATGGCTTTGTTTCTAATATTGAAACAAAAACTGTAAATAAAAAAGCTAGCGCAACCGTATAGCCAAAGGCGTTTTATAGCCCTTAACTAAAAGGAGATACTATGCAGAGAATTCATACACTCAGCACATCAACAATAATTATTGCAACACTTATATCAGTATTAATAGTTTTAGGATTCAGTAGTGTGATGGCAACACAAATAAGTCCAATGCCAGTTAAAATTAGTTATAACGATTTATCACCAAAAGCAAAACAACAAGTAGAATGCTTAGCACAAAATATCTACTTTGAATCAGGCCATGAATCTAAAGAAGGCCAAATTGCCGTAGGCATGGTCACCATGAACCGTGTTAAAAGCGGAATATTTCCAGATACCATTTGTGGTGTAGTTAAACAAAAAACACAATCAACTTGCCAATTTTCCTGGATCTGTGAAGGCAAATTTGATGTTAAATCCTTGACACACTTCAATCATTCGTTGTATAATAGTGTTCGTGAATTAGCTGTATATGTTTATGCCAATCACGATAAGATAGAAGACCCAAGCCGTGGTGCTTTATTCTATCATGCAGATTATGTTCATCCAAAATGGAAAAATGTAACATATCTAACACAAATTGGCCGACATAAATTTTATGATAAAAAGGAAACAAACTAATGACACAAGTAAAAGAAGCCGTTAAAGTAAGTGCAATCTTCTTTGTTTGTTTAACAATTGTATTGCTATCAATTACTGGTGGTGTTGCGTATTATTATGCTCATGACCGATTATTGATGTCAAAGAATGTTTCAGAAGCAATTGAAAAAGGAATTGACCCATTATCAGTAAGATGCTCTTATGCTTCACACTCTGACACCGTTTGTGTTGCATATGCGTATTCAAAACAAGGCAAAATATCAGCTCCCGACCAACCTATATCAATTAAGAAATAATATGCCAACCAAAGATGAGATGAATAAGTTTGCTCGTGCTATTGACGGTTTAGTAGCAAACACAGATTATAATTACATAGAAGCTATCGTAGAACATTGTAAGAAAACAGGATTAGAAATTGAAGTGGCCGCTACACTCATTAATGCCAATCTTAAATCAAAGATTGAAATGGATGCTATGGACCACAATTTACTTAAAGAGAAAAGCTCTCGTTTACCAATATGAGTTTCGTTGCTATCTCATACGCATTTCAAAATAGCAAATTAACTTAAAGGAGTATAACATGCCTAAAGTCACTTTAGATGTTAATTTATTAGCTAATGTAGCGCTTGCTGTATTAGTAGTTGAGTTAGTTGGCAAAATCACCGGTTGGTGGTAATATAAAAGAGTTGGGAGAACTCTACAAAACTCCCACTTTATTATGATGAGAAACTATGACTGGTTATGAAACTTTTGCAATATTTCAAGCTCTGAAGCTTCATTTTACCAAAGAGGCTTATGACTTCTTCAAGTATAACGGCAAAACATCCGTAACCGTAACCTCATTTGAGAATCGTAAAGACAAGTATCACTTCTATAAATTATCACGCAAGTTTAATACAAAAGAAGAACTCATAGAATTCATTGTATTCAATTTGATTGAAGATGAACATATGTGGGTTGGTAATTTGTTACAAGAAGAAGCTGATGCACGATACCTTAAACATAAAAAGTATCATCAAGCTATATCTTATATGTTTAAGAATGATTGTCAAAAACTATTTGAAGGGTTAGATAACCCAAATTCACTATTGATTACCGATGGTGATTACCCAATTCTTTTGACCAAAGCGTTACGAAAAGAAATTGAGATTGAGTCCTTATGTATTTTGAATATGTTACTCAACTTCTTTCCAATGTGGTCAAAGAAAATATCGGATACTATCCGATGGCCTGAATACCGTAAAACGATACTCAAGTATACCGCATTTATGCCTCAAGATAGTGTAAGATATAGGTTAATTCTGAAAGAAGTATTGAATCAGAATACTAAATAAGATATATTATGGTAGTTTGTGGATAAGAAAATACAAAAAATACATTTATACATTTACATACGAAAGGCAATACAATGAGCAACTTTGAATCACTCAAACGCAATCGTTCTAGTTTAGAAAAATTAACAAAAGCGATTGAAGCAACAACTCAATCAACGACCGAATCCGGTTCACGAGAAGACACCCGTTTATGGCAACCCACAGTAGATAAAGCAGGTAATGGCATGGCTATTATCCGTTTTCTACCAGCACCAGCAGTAGATGGTGAAGACGCATTACCTTGGGTAAGAGTTTTCTCTCATGGTTTCCAAGGACCAGGCGGTTGGTATATTGAGAACTCTCTCACAACACTTAACCAAAAAGATCCAGTTTCAGAATATAATTCTACATTATGGAATTCTGGCATTGAAGCAAATAAAGAAATCGCTCGTAAACAAAAACGAAGATTGAATTATGTAGCGAATGTCTATGTGGTTTCTGACCCAAGCAATCCTGAAAATGAAGGCCAAATTAAGATTTATAAATTTGGTAAGAAAATCTTTGACAAGATTACTGAAGCGATGAATCCAGAATTTGCGGATGAAACACCAGTTAACCCATTTGATATGTGGGAAGGCGCAAACTTCAAATTGAAGATTCGTAATGTTGAAGGCTATCGTAATTATGATAAATCAGAGTTTGCTGAAAAATCAGCATTACTTGATGGTGATGATGCTAAACTTGAAGCATTATGGAAACAAGAACATTCATTAAAAGAATTCTTGGATCCAAAACACTTCAAACCTTATGAAGTATTAAAAGCACGATTAGATAAAGTTTTAGGTTTTGAAGGTGAAGTAGCACCAAGAACTAAAGCTGAAGATGTTGTCGTTGAAAACTTTAACGATTCAGCATTAAACGAAATTGATGCTAAGATTGCTTCTGGCGGTGACGATGATTTAGATTATTTCAAATCATTAGCTGGTCAAGAATAATATAATCTAAAAAGAGAATACCCGCTTCGGCGGGTATTTTTTTTATGCCACTCTGGCAAGAACCATATTTGATGGTGTTGTTTTGTCTTTTGCTTGTGTTGCTGATTGATTGTTAATAACTTGAGTGTTATTTGTGGTTGGTGCATTAACAACCATTGGTGTTTGTGGTTTTTGTTGTTGTCTTTGACCTACAGCTACATCATTAGATGCTACTGTAATCTTATCACCTTGGCCAACATTACCGGCGGAAGCGATTAGTGATGTGACTTCTTTAGCACGATTACCAACCTGTGTAAACCATTTACTATCTTTTAATTCTTCAGCAGTACCAGTGTAATCACCACCAGCTGCTCGTTTAGCAGCTTGTTTCATTACTGTCCACCATTTACCTAAATTGAAAGATAAATCAATAAACCCACCTTTTGCTGAATCATTAGCAGACATGTAGCCTGGACCCTTTTCTGCTATCTCAACATGATGAGCGAAGTCTTGTTCAAATAGGTTCATTACTTCTTGTTGGCTGAATTCTCGGTTCCATTCTGGTGGAAGTGATTTACCATCACCAATTAAATGTCCAACACCAACAGTCCACAGACCTACTGAATCTTTATATGGTTTTGTTCTGATACCTTCATGTCGTATGACCATTTTCTTCACATCTTCCATACCAGATATTTTTTGTGTTGGTTTTGGAATAGGTTCAGCCGCTTCAGGAGATTTTGCAATCGCTGTTGGAGTTTTAGGTGCAGGTTTAGCTAATATAGCAGGAACCGGTGCTGATGGTTGAACTTCTGGTGTGGGTGGTGGTGGTTCACCTGGTGTTATAACAGGTTTGGATAATAGGTCAGCTGCTTGTTGTTGAGCATCTCTACTTTCTTCAACTTTTTTACCTTTAAGTATTTCAGGTGTCACCACTTGTTCTTGTTGTGGTGTTGGAACTTCTTTTGGTTTAACATCAAATCCAAATAAGCGTTTTATTCCATCCCATTTTTCACCAAGCCAATCGGTGAATTTACCAAAATATTCTTTGATTTTATTTCCGATATTTGATAAAGTTTCTAATTCCCAATCTTGAAAGGCTTTGATGTCTTCTTTACCAATTAAACCAAAGGTTACTACTTCTAAAAATGAACCAATGATTCCTACTTGAGAAGCTTTCCATGCTTCCCAAATACTTCCAGTTTCTTCATATGTTTTGAAAGCATCTACGATACCATTACCAATTGAATAGATAGCCAATGCTGGTAGTGCTATTTTCCCTAAAAGTTTCATTACATTTTTAGGTTTGAAAAACACTTTAATATTTTTCATCACATTCTGAATCATCTTTCTAGGATTCAGAATATTCTCCATGATAGTGCTAAGAATTCCTTTTTTCTTTGTAGGTTCTTCTTTCTTAACTGGTGTTGGTGGTTTAACTTTTGCTGCAGTTTGAAAATCTTTTTCAGCGATAAACTTCTCATCTGGACTTTCTTTTGCTTCACCACCTTTTTGTTTTACAATACCAACAATACTTTGAACCGCTTCATTTAAGTCACGAGCAATACCAGGTAAAAGTAGAAAATTCTTTGCGATAACGCTGAAAGAATCCGCTAGATTACTTTGTTGTTTATCTTTATCTGTTACAAGTGTTGGTGACATTTATTATGTTCTTGCTAATAGGTTTAATAAGTCCATATTATATGTGTCGCCCACTTGTGGTTTATTTCCACTTCCCATAGAACCTGATGTATTATTTGTTACTGGTGCATTGAATAGTGAACCAATGTCGGCTGCTGATTCCATTCTTTGACCTTCAGAAATTTGTGATGATTTGGATGCAATATCTGAACCTAAACTTGGCGCTGATTGTGTTGGTGTAGGCGCAGTTGAACCGCCACCTAAAAGTGATGAACCCGAACCTGTTGTGTTTTCAGCTGCACCACCAGCCGATATTTTACCACTCAAAGCTTGAGTAGCTTTATCCATAGAGCCCGAAAGTAATTTATCCCAACCACCTTCTGGTCCTTGATTAAATTTATTTTGTGCAGTAGCTAATTGGTTTTTAACTGGATTAACAACATTCTTTTCATAATCTTCAGCACGGCCTAAACTATAATCACCTTTTGCATTAAGTTTTTTAATGTTTTGTAAATTGTTTTCGGTGATTGCATTTAGATTACCTAATATGTTAGCTTGTTCTTTTCTATTTTTAGGTAAATCTTTAACAAGAGAAGTTGCCTTCTCCATATTTTTATTTACTTCTTCAACAACTTTATCTTTGGTTGGACCTAATTGTTTATCCACACCAGCAATAAAGTCTGTGGCCTTTTGCATTTCTTTTTGAACTTTTTCAGCTGTTCTTTGTGCTTTGAATTCACCAGCTGAATTTTCTTTTGCAGAACTCTTTGAATCTTTTTTGAATGGATAATATGGACCAAAACTCACATCTTTATTAATATATGGAATAGTAAATGAAACTCTTGGTATACCAACATTATTAGCAATCCAATCTTTCATTGAGTAATAGGTTTCTTTGATATTATCAATAATTGGTTCAACAGCATCACCAACATCTTTTATTAATTTGCGTAATGAATCTTCACCAAAAAGCCCAAAGGTAACGAAATCAAGCATTTTACCTAAACCTGTTATAAAGGCTTCAGATAAAGAACCTGTTTCTTTCCATTTTTCAAAACCAGCTGTGATGCCTTTCCATAAAGAGGCTAATATTGCACCGATAGCTAAAGTTTTACCTATGGTACCAATTAACATTTTAGGACTAAATGCACCAGATATGCCGCCAAGTAATCCTTCTTTTATAGAATCAACAATACCACCAAACATGCCGCCTGTTTTCGGTTTACCATCTGGTGGGCTTTCTTCACCGCCAGCTTTAACGGCTGTTGGAGAACCAGGAGTTTGTGATTTGAGTTTTTGTGCTTCTAATTGAGATTCTAAAGTGTCTTGTGATTTGAAAAAATCGCCTTGTTTGGATAAATCTTGTTGTTCTTCGGCTTTTCTTTCAATTCTCGCCAATTCAACAATGTTTTGGCGAAGAATATTCATATCTTTGGCTATACCAGGAAGAGCCAAAGAATTTCTTGCAATTGTTTCTATGAAATTAGAATCAACACCTTCTTTTGTTGGTGATTTTTCTTTTCTATACTTTGTGATACCCAACCTGCCACGAATCATGGCCGAAAAAATATCATCACCACCAAAAACACTTTTAACAAGGTTTTCTTTGGAGAACTTTTTACCTATATCTTTTTTGGTATCTTTGAAGATTTCTTTGGCAGAAGCACCAAGGCCTTTACCTTCTTCAATATCAGATAAGTATCTACTAGCAAAAGTTGATGCCATTTTTATCTATTTTTTCTCTGTTGTCGTTGTAATTCTAATCTTTCTTTTTCTTCTTCAAGGTGCCTAATTAATAAGCTAACATAGATATTTCTTTCCCAAGGAATCATTTGTTCAAGCTCAGATAAACTATACTTGTGATGTTGCATTAAAGCAAAGTTGGTCTGATAGTAGTTCCCTAGTGTATCATAACGAAAAATTAAACGAAAAAACTTTGTAGGCCTTTTATTTGGATATCCTCTTCATATTCACATTTTGGACATTTGAAATGGACATCTTTTTTAATTTCAGGCAAGGTGTCAAAGAACACTTTAATCTTTTCTAAATCTTTTTGTTGAAGGTTATCAACAAACTCAACCAACTCATCTTTTGAAGAATCTTTAGCATAATATATTTGGTCTTTGTCGTAAATATAATCAATACAGTCAACCAATACTGAAGACATAATGTCTGATTCAGTTTTATCTTCATATCTTTGAATCATATCAAAAGATGGATATTTGAGAACAACACCTAAATTATCCGTCAGTTGAATTTTATTTGTGTGGTTAGGATTCTTTGTAGGTTGAATTTCAAGTAAATTAACTTTGAAATCAACAACACCGGTACAAGCATCACTTTCACCTTTGTCATTTAGAACCACATTATTACATTTGTATTTCAAATCTACAATTTCTTCTACTGACCTAGCTCTTAAATTCATAAACAAGAATTCAAGGTCAAAAGTTGGTAATGAATCAACATCAATTTCATCAAGCACACAATTCTTTAATACTTGACGAATGACATTAACTGTTTCTTTAGGGTCACTAGATTCTGACGCCATTAGAAATAGTTTTTGTTCTTTGACCAAAAATGGTCTGAAACGGATTGTTTTGCCCGTTGAAATTAATTTAACTTCATGTATAGGCACATCTAGTTTAGGTAACATAATAACCTCGCTTTAATAATTAAAATGGTAATCTTGTAGCTGCTTTTCCAAAAGGCAATAATCTTGCACCAGCTGCTCCAAACAATGCGGTTGCAGCTGAAGCTAGGTTGTAAGTTCCTTCATATTGCACTCTTAAATATTGATATGCAAATTGAACTTGAAGTCTGTGGAATCCATCTTCACCCCAATTCAAAGCTTGTGGTGCTACACCAATAGGATAAGCGTCAATCAATTCAACTGCATAAATCTGTTTAATAAATTCATCATATTGTATAATTTTAATATTGGTCATATATCGTGAAGATTGACCTTTTGGAAACCGAAGATTGTTTGTGTCAGAAGGATGAATAGCTTCTAACCAACGGTCAAATAACTTTCTTTCATAGAAATCATTGGTACATAAAAATGTTAGTGTTGTATCCGCATATTGTGATTGGTAAGGAACCTTAAATATTGGACCATATATTTTTACATCAGCTGTTGCTAAAGTTCTTCCAGGCAATTCAGCACTTTCACATTGTAAAGCCAAATATCTTGAAACGGATGGATTAGATGATTTTGATTGTTCATCTTTGGCGCCTTGACGACCAAAAGCAGAACCAATAGCATCACTCACATCATTAAATACTGAATTGGGAAAATTTAATATTTTCTCAATCACAGAATTACCAACAAAGTTTCCAATGTATGTTGGTATAGGGAGAACAACTTCAAACCTTGATGGTTTAGCTAAGCCGTCTTTTGCTCTTACATTAGATAAGAATAAATTAGGTGAAAATGACATTAAAATTGTTCCTCTGATTCAGCGTGAACTTTATTGGTTGAAGCGCCAACAAAACTTTCCATTGGTAATAGAGCTGCGATATCCCATTCATCTGCTGTTATTTCTAAAAATCTTGATTGTATTTGACTGAACAAATATCTTTTGATGCACGGTGTCGCTTCAAACACTCTTGAAGCATTGGCTAGATACCTGTAATTCAGTCTTAATTTTGTTTTCTCATCATATGTGTTATTAGAGGCTGTTACACTCAATTTATCCAAAAGTGTCATACGATATTTTGGAGCAATATAGTGTAAGTTTAGTCCCAAGAAACCATCGTTATATGATTCAATCGGTATAACCAATGGAAATCTATCATAATAGGGCATCGTATCTTTTGTCTTTGGGTCATAAAAGTAAAAATACATCTTACCAATGACTGACGATTCTTTTAGTTTATTCCTGTCACTCATTAAAGCTGAACGGGTCGGTCTTAACTCTGCTACTTTAGATTGTAACCAAGCTCTCGCTTGATTAGAACGAGGAGCTAGTCCTTCTTTTGCTAAAGACGATTTGATACGGTCTATTAAATATGCCATCGTCTATTTATCTCAAATGCCAAGGTCTTTTTCAGTTAAAATCTTAAACTCCCATCCATGTTCTTTACAGAACAGGTCGGCAGCTCTCCATTTCTCCTGATTAATTGCATAAGTCATGGCTTCTTGGATAAATGTCTTTGTTTTGCGTTTTTGGGTTGGTTTCTTGGTTTGTTTCTCTGGTTTGACTTCAATGACCAGAGTGTTTTCTTTATTGTTAGTTTGCCTAACACGAACAATGAAATCTGGATAGTAACGGTGCATCTTTTGGTCAATAGGTGATTTATAACGAATAGACAACTCCTCTGACGCCCACCAAAGAACATTGGGGTCAATATCTAAATGCTTCATTACTCTTAATTCCCAATTGGAACGATAAACTATATTAGCTGCATCGCCTTTGTATTTTGTTGGGTTTTTTGGTCTAAACCATCCTTTATATGACATAAATACTATCTATGCTAATTAACACAATTTACCTCTGGAAGTAAACATGTCCCTTTTCGGTTTCGGTGATATAACATTCAATAAACAAGACAGTAGAAGAAATGGTCCACTATCAGCACTTGAAGGTACTGATTTTGAGAAAAACACCTTTCGTTATCCAATAGATGTTGGATCAGCAGATAAGGGCCATTATATGGTCATCTATATTCGCCAACAAAGACATACAAGTTATGGAGGCAAAACGATAGGTGATAGTGCTATTCCAGTAACTAAAGGTTCTTCAGCCGCTTCTCAAACATTAGGTGCAAATATTGGAAACGCATCTGGTGCTTTTGGTGGTGGA